GTAACTGTGCTAGGTGACACCATTCTTTTAAAAAAGGGGTTTTTATGAAGCGACGTCCGATGAATAAGTACCGTTCCGCACGCGGTTTTAAAAAGATGGTTAGAAAGACTAAGGTGGCAAATGTAAGGGCCAACCCCATGCGGGGTGGTTGGCGCCTATAAATGCCTTGTTTCCACCCGCTGCAGGCTTATAAGACGGCTTGCGGTGATGTGGTCTTTTATGAGAGCGCTCGGGTCGATGTGGTCCGATCCCTTCAACTGCCGTGCGGGCAGTGTGTCGGCTGCAGGCTCGAGCGTTCTCGCCAATGGGCGACTCGGTGTATGCATGAGGCGTCCTTGTATTGTAATAACATGTTTATCACGTTGACTTATTCCGATGAGCACTTGCCAGAGGATAGGTCTTTAGATTATGATGATTTTCAGCGGTTTATGAAGCGGTTTCGCAAACACTATAAAGGGATAGAGGTGCGAGATGGAAAGCGTCCAATTCGGTTTTATATGGCTGGTGAGTATGGTGAGCAGTTTGGTAGGCCTCATTTTCATGCTTGTATATTTAACTTTCGATTTGATGACCAGAAAGTTTTTAAGCGTACGCCAAGCGGTAGCGTTATCTATACGTCAGAAAAGTTGTCAGCTTTATGGCCTTTTGGTTATGCTTCTATTGGTGACGTTAATTTTCAATCAGCTGCTTATGTGGCTCGTTATATAATGAAGAAGGTTAACGGCCAGGCAGCGGACAGTCACTATGAGTTTGTTACGGATGACGGTGAGATCTTGAAACGTAGGCCCGAATTTACTAAAATGAGTCTTAAGCCGGGTATAGGTTTTGATTGGTATGAAAAGTTCAAGTCAGATGTTTATCCGCATGATTATGTAGTTGTAAACGGTCGTAAGGTTCGCCCGCCTAGGTTTTACGATAAAAAGTTCAAGCTGGAGAATCCAGAGGAGTTTGAAGCGATAGAATTTGAGCGGGAGATGTCTTGTAGACGTAATTTTGAGGATAATACTGAAGGGAGATTGAGAGACAAAGAGCAAGTAGCTAAGGCTCGTTTGTCATTGTTGAAACGTTGTTTGTGAAAGGGAAACAAACATGAAGATGGTAATTTGTTCAATTCGTGATTCTGCTGCTGATGCTTATGGTCGGCCTTTTTTTCTTCCTTCTGTTGGTGTTGCTATTCGGAGTTTTACTGACGAAGTGAATAGGCCTTCCGAAGATAATCAGATTTATCAACACCCAGAAGATTTTGATTTGTTTGAGCTTGGCGAGTTTGATGATACGTCTGGACGTTTTGTATTGTTGGATGTGCCTAAACAGTTAGCTTTAGGCCGTATGGTTAAGGTTCGAGAATAAAGGCAAGGGCCTCAATTTCGTAAGAAATTGGGGCTCAATTATTTGGAGATTGAGACATGATGCATCGTAATAAGTCAGTTAATGTTCATCAGTTTGCGATGATTCCGCGAGCTGATATTCCACGATCTACATTTGATAGTCAAAAGGCGTATAAAACCACTTTTGACGCTGGTTATTTAGTTCCTATTTTTGTTGATGAGGTTTTGCCTGGCGATACGATTAAGTTGAATATGACTTCGTTTACGCGATTGGCTACACCTTTGTTTCCAATCATGGATAACATGCATTTGGATTCGTTTTTCTTTTTTGTTCCAAATCGATTGGTTTGGGACAATTGGCAAAAATTTATGGGTGAGCGTTCGCCTAATCCTGATTCTTCTATTGATTTTGTAATTCCTACATGTACCAGCCCTGCTGGTGGTTATGCAGTTAATTCGCTGCAAGATTATATGGGAATTCCTACCGCCGGTCAGATTACTGGTGCTAACACTGTTACGCACAATAATCTTCCGATGCGTGCTTACAATCTTATTTACAATGAGTGGTTTCGTGACGAGAATTTGCAAAATAGTGTGACTGTCGATCTGGGCAATGGTCCCGATACTGCTTCTAATTATGTTTTGCGTCGTCGCGGTAAGCGACATGATTATTTTACTTCTGCGTTGCCTTGGCCACAGAAGGGTGCTTCTGTTTCGTTGCCTTTAGGTACTACTGCTCCTATTACAAGTAGTGCTGCTGCTGGTACCAGGTTTACTATTAAGTCGTCAGTTTTTCCTAGTGGTCTTGGTTATTTGAACCATTCAGCTGATCCGGTTACTGTGACTGCTGCTAGTGATACAGCTGCTGTTAATATGTTTGCTGACTTGAGCGCAGCTACTGCCGCGACTATTAATCAGTTGCGTCAGTCTTTTCAGATTCAAAAACTTTTGGAAAGGGATGCTCGTGGTGGTACACGTTATACTGAAATTATTAGGGCGCATTTCGGCGTTGTTAGCCCTGATGCTCGTTTGCAGCGTCCTGAGTATCTTGGTGGTGGTTCTACTCCTATCACCATTAATCCTATTGCCCAGACCAGTGCTACAAACGTTACTGGCGGCACTACTCCACAGGGTAACCTTGCCGCTTATGGCGTTGGTCTCGCAACAAACCACGGATTTACTTACGCTGCTACGGAGCATGGGTATTTACTCGGTTTAGTTAGCGTCCGTGCTGATTTGACTTATCAGCAGGGTCTAAATCGTATGTGGAGTCGTTCGACTCGATACGATTTTTATTTCCCGGCGTTTGCCACACTTGGCGAACAGGCGGTTCTTAACAAAGAAATTTATTGTCTTGGTACCTCGCAAGACAATGATGTTTTCGGTTATCAGGAGCGTTGGGCTGAATATCGTTATAAGCCCAGTCAGATTACTGGTTTGTTTAGGTCTACCGCGGCCGGCACGCTTGACGCGTGGCATTTGGCCCAGCGGTTTACGTCTGTTCCGACTTTGAATACAACTTTTATTTCTGAGACACCTCCGGTGGATCGTGTTGTTGCGATTGGCGCATCAGCAAATGGAAAGCAGTTTTTGTTTGATGCGTTTTTTGATATTAAACAGGCTCGACCAATGCCGATGTACTCTGTACCCGGTTTGATCGATCATTTCTAATGTGGCCCGCTCTTATTGCAGCAGGCGCCACCCTTTTGGGTGGTCATCTTCAGAACCAGGCGTCTGCTCGAGCTGCGCGCGAGCAGATGGATTTTCAAGAGGAGATGTCTAACACTTCTTATCAGCGTCAGGTTCGGGATTTAGAGGCTGCCGGTATTAATCCTATGCTTGTTACCAAATTAGGTGGCGCTTCGACGCCACCGGGTGCGATGCCTTCGTTTGTTAATCCGGCTGCTATGGCTTCGCAGGCGTTTAGTGCTGCTGAGAGTTCTTCAGCTGCTAAGCAGCAGGCTGAGACTTCTGAACGTATGACGGATGAGCAGATTAAGAACGTGAACGCTATGACGGAAAAGATTAAGGAGGAGATTAAGAATATACCTGTTGAAGGTGAGCGTTTGCGGGCTTTGGTTTATCAGATTGCCCGCATGGAAGATTTGTTAAATCAACAGGCTTATACCGAACAGGATAAGCAGAAGATGCTGAAAGCTACTGTTTCTAAGCTTGGAGCTGAAACAGATTTGTTAGTTGGTAGTGTTGAAGCGATGAAGGCGCTTGATAATTGGGGTAAGCAAGCTGAAGCGTTGCGACCAATTGTTGAGATTATTAAATCTGTGATTGGAAGGAGATGATATGGCGAAAGCTTTATTGCGGTCTATGTTTAATTACGATACTGATGTTGCGTCTGTTGAGACTGGTCTTGATTGTCAAGACCCGAGTTTGGCTCAACAGCAATTTAGGGATGAGTGTGATATCAACACTATTTTGGAGCGTTTTAACGTAACGGGCCAATTGCCCGTTTCGCCGCTGCAGCCCCAGTTTGGGGATTTCAGCGGCGTTACTGATTATCAGTCGGCGTTGAACGCCGTACTGGATGCCCAGGAATCGTTTGACGCGTTGCCGGCACGCGTCCGGGAGCGGTTTGCTAACGATCCTGCGGCGTTTGTTGATTTTTGCCTTGACGAGGCAAATAAGGAAGAAATGAAGGTTCTTGGCCTCATTTCTGGTGCCCCTGAAGGGGCTAATTTGTCACCTACCGAGCCCGTCCCGGGCGAGGCTGCACAGGGTTCTACTTGATGTAACTGT